GAGTAACCAACCTTATCAATCCAGCTATCTACGTGTTCAGGGCTGTTGATAAGTCTACAAGTCTTTAACCAATCCATAGCCAAGGCCACCTTCTCTGGTGCTACATTAACTCCGAAGATAACCGACCAGCCCTTGGCAATGTTTAAGAAATTCTGGTGGGCGTCTCCGTAGTCCTTAGCTCTGTCACTCGTGATAAGATCATTAGCCTCAAGAATAATCTTACAGCGATCCATATTAATTCACCTGATTAATTTTAGGAAATGGTAGTCCATACTGATCACTATCGGTAAGATCAGACTGAGTAAAGTCGTCGTCTACTTCCTCAACGAATGAATCAATAATCTGACTGATAACATCAATGATTTGAGTTGACAGAACAGCCATAGCATCGTATTCTTTTGTGCCGCTGATCGAGTCATCTACGAACTCATATGATTGCAGCACGATGTTCTGTGATCCAGGCTCACAAGACACAAAGATACCGAACGTGTTGTTAGGGACCTTAATAGGGAAACTCATTTCTTCGTTGGTTTCTTCTGACATGCGGTTAACTCCAGGAAATCTTTAGCGTATAAGACTGCTATAGGTTCTTTGCGGTCTTGCTTATATATAGCTACTGGTCGGGTGTTGTCAATAAGGTTAGACTCTGCCTGCTCTAAGGCATCGTACAACCCGACTCTTGCTCGTGCTTTACACTCAACGGTCCAAGGGAATGCACGACGGGCCAGAGGACTAAGGCCAATATCAGGACCGTTAACGCCGCCAGGAGTTGAGGTAATGTCATCGTCCTCTACTCCTGTCAGGTTTGACCTTAAGAAATCTCTGACCCATTGCTGTAGCCTCCGGCCCTTAGCCTTAGCCGACGCTACGGATATCTTCTTCTTCTTGGTAGAAGGTGTAGTATTCGTAGGCATCTCTAGCTTTCGACTTTGCTTTAGGCCGGTACTCCAAGGTTTCCCAGCACGAGAATTTAAAACTGCAATAAGAACACGTAACTCCTAACTTCCTATTGCCTGTTTCTTTCTTATAGAAAGTCTCCGGTACATCCGAAAACTCCCGCTTGAAGTTGGTATCGTCAGCTTCCAGAAACCTATCTAAGGTGTCCTTAATCTTCCTTCGGTATTCGTCTTCATCGTCAGGATCAGCAGGACATACCAGCATCTCGCCGGTCTCTTTACTGATAACGATCCAACCGCCGATCTTCAGATCAGGATACTTGACTCGTTCCGCTAGGGTATAACCCCATAACTGATCTACGTAACCAAATGAATCTCCTTCCTTTAGATATTTGTAGGAAGAAAACTTGCGCTCAAAGGCAAACTTAGAAGCACTCTTGATATCCCACATCGACAATTCACCGTCGATATTAATCATCAGATCGAACTCTCCATTAAGATCCCCTGAAGGTGTCTCAAGTCGTGTCTTCTGATTCAAGGCTACAATATCGACACCAGCAGACTTAAGGAGAGCAACAGCGATAACCTCAGTCATATCACCGTAAGTCATCTTGATCTTAAAGCTGGGTAACTCAGGTGTCCTAGCCATACCGATCTTCTCAGCGTGTAACTGACAGAACGGTTTACCTATTTGTGATAGAGAGGGAAGACCTTTCCTCGGTCCACGGGTCTCATTAAACCTTTCTAGTTTCTCCGCAAACTGTTGCGCGGTCTGAGCCAGTACCTCTTGAGGGATCTCAGGGTTCCTGCTAAGGAACCCGTCGATCTTTTCCTGCAAAGGATGCTTAGAACTAAACACCGGTTATGCCTCTAGAACGTCATCGAACTCGTCAACAGCATCACTGGCATTCTCCCGCATCTTCTCCAGGATCTGGTTGTTCTCAACCTTAACCAGTTGAGCAAAGTCACTTAGCAACTCCTGGTAATCACTATCAAGTTCGATAATGTTAGTCATAATCGGCTTGTACTTAAGGTTGAACCACTTGTTAGAACCCCGCTTCTTAAGTTCAAAGTCAATCTTAAGTTCGACCGAAGCAGGGTTAACGCCTTGCTTTACAATACCGCCGATGATATTACCGATCTCCATAAAATTAGACGGACCAAGACGGAGGCGGAACGGAACGCTATCGATATCCTTAGTACCACCGGTTGAAGGATCGACCGCACCAACCATACGAACCGTACCATACACATGACGGTATAGTTTAACCTTACTGGCTGTAGCATAAGCGGTCGGATCTTCCGTACGTAGTTTTTCCCGCGCCTTAGACGGCATCCAGCCACATTTATCGCCACCAAGCCAGTCCAGAGCAGGCTTGCTAAAGTCCCTGAAATGAGAAGACATGTTGGTATATTCTTCTGCATCCGAGTCGAACACAGCGGTCTGCATGGTGTCTAGATACACCCTAAGATAGCAGTCGTTCGAGTAGATCTCTGAATCGTCTGTATCGCGGAGAGCAAGAGACGGAGCAGGTACAGTCAGTAGGCTACCGTCAGACCCTTCGACAGAGGAATCCCGGTTGATACGGAGACGGGCGATGTTAGGTCCAGCCGGAGCAAGTGTGGTGTAAAGCTGAGAAAAATCAGTGGAGTCAGCAATGATAGCCAGATTACTCATCAGTATGTCCTTCGTTAATTTTGGTGCGAGTGACGTGTCCGTAAGGATCGATAACTAACTGGTTAGTACCTTTGATAATAAACCCATAGGCATTGAGTGCCCTGATAAACTGTTCGACCAGGACAGGCCACGTTTCAGTTTCTGGATGTTCAGAGGAAATGTTTACCGCCCGGTAAGTAGTATTACCTGAGCTTAAATTGATTGACATGTTGATACATTCTTCGTCTTCATCGTGTAGCATGTTGTACATGTTATCCTCGCATTGCTAATGAGAGTATATATAATCCTATAGTCTCTAAAAGTCAAGAGAAATCTTCCTGTTCCATCCAGTTTTTTCCTTTAGACATCTCAACCGCTAGTGGTATGAAGGGATCTAGACCGAATCGATCAGTCGCTTCCTGTTGTGCATCAAGCAGACACTGAGGTCCCACCTGTTTAATGATATCGATTTCGTCAGGATGAGTATCAACCAGTACACTATCATGGACCGTGTTGATCACTAGGCTTTTCAGTCCCAAACGTCTTAGGGTTTTATGCAGGATGATAACCCCGAGCGGGACTATCTCCGCTGTAGCTACAGACTGAACCGGGTAATTGACGATCTGGGTCTTGGCACTAGCAGTACCATGCCGGGTGCGGTGTACGCCAGGGAACTCAAACTGTCTACCTGTTGCTGTGACAACCCGTTCAGTACGAATAGCCTGATCCTGTAGTTCAATATGCCATTGAAACACTCCCTGATACTTATCGAAGAACTCCCGGAAGTAGGCCATCTGTGCTGGTGTACCTGTTGTACCCCCATACAGCGGGCGGAATGTAGATGCTTTAGCTGGGCCACGTTCTGTAGGCTCGCCGTTATCAGTTAAGACCTGGGCAGTATAAGCATGTACGTCAAACCCCGACTCAACTTCCTGCTTGATCTTCGGATCTCTAGCAAGGATACCAGCAACCCGGAACTCTAGCTGAGAGTAATCAATCTCGATAAGCTGACCGCCATCGAACCGGCTAACGAATGCCTTACGAACCGGGAACAGTTTACCTTTAGGGAAGTTCTGTAGGTTAGGATTGCTACTACTTAATCTGCCAGTAGCAGTAATACACTGATTAAAGTTAGCGTGAAGAAGACCGTCACTCTTTATTCCTTTCCTGATACCTTCAATAAAAGATGAGCGATACGTATCAATCGCTGATAGTCGGATGATAGACTCTAGGAACTTCTTAGCCTCTGGGTTTTCCGTCTTGTTTAGTGTAGAGGATAAAGTGATCTTGTCAGTCTTGAATCCCCCTGACGCTGCCAAAGCAACCGAAGGTGATACATTAAGACCGGCACGGTGCTTGGTGTCTGTATAGATGAATCCGGTTCCCTCACAACCAGGACATTTAGTAGGATTCTTAAACCGTTCTCCGCTTTTCTTGGTTTTATAGAATGACCCCCGACCCTGGCATGACGGACACTGGATAGCCTTGGTCTTATAGGACCGCTTGAAGCACCGCTTTAGTGCATCCTTAAATTCCACCAGAGACATGTGCGGACGACGCTTAGGCTTACCTCGTGCATCCGTACCGATATTCATGATATCTTTCCAGAGCGCCTTGTTCGTCAGCTTACACGAATAGATAACCTCAGACATCTGTTCTGGTGAACCAAGGTTAACCGGAGTATCACCCATAAGATGACTGGTGTACTTGGTCAGAAATTGAGTTAGTTCTTCCTGCTCTTTCTGATAGTCTAGGTCTACTTTATCCAAGGCTTCAAGATCAATAGCCATACCAGACCGTTCGATATCAGTCAAGACAGAACAGAACTCACACATGAGATCCCTGATAGGGACAAGAGATTTACTGTCTTCATCCTGAAGTATCTTGGTCTGCTTCTGATAGATCTCAGCGGTGGCAAGTACGTCAGCAGACAGATACGCTACCTGAGTTTCCTTATCTAGATCTGAGTAATTCTGACCGGCATCCAGTGCTTGGCTAAGGGAGTCCAACTTCCTTGTAACACCGTATATTTCTGCTAGTGCTGATAGGGAAAGAGGACCACGCTGGCCTCTGTTAAGTACATACTGGTTGATCATAGTGTCGATCAACTTAGCCTCGGTATCAAACCCGGTCTCACGTAACCAGGACATATCGAACTTTGCGTTATGGGCGATAACACACTGAGCGTCTTTAAGAATAGAACGGAATGTATCTATGCCGTCAGAGTTGTCTGGGAATACACAGACAGGATCTGTGTCCATACCGATACGGAGATAACCGATACCTGATAGGATATTCTGGTTGTTGTACGGTGTTGGGTCTGACCTGTCCCCATGTACGTCTACCTCCAAATCAACAACTAGATCGTACATCACAACCTCTTAACCATTCCATTGACATCAGTATAATATACACTCTCTAGTCCTGCAACTTCTATCACTCTCTGACAGATAATACAAGGCTTAGATAGGCTGACCTGATCATTCTTCAACACTCTTAGAACCAGGAGACTAAGGCCATCACAGTTATCCATGCCGTGACCTATGATACACGCAGACTCAGCATGGAGATATGGATAGTCAGTGAACCGGGCCAGCTTAGGATGGGTCTTAAGACTGTTAGACTTAGCTGATAAGATCTTACCGGACCGATCAAACAATACGGCACCATGTCGGAAGGCATATCGTGGTCCGACACCCTGGCCTGACAGAGCCACGGCATAGGCTGCATCACGCATTCTATTAAGTATATGATTCTTCACGATATTCCTTATGGGTATCCATATTAGGGACTGGATTGGCTAGGCCCTTTCTTGACCTTACCTTGTGCTTCTAGTTTATAGATAGCTCTTGTTAATGGACTGACATCTTTACGCACAGACTTTAGCAGGTTCCTGTTAGTGTTAGGTCTCTGACCTTTAGAAGTATAATGCTTACCTGATGCTCTCTTACCCTTAGCCATACCTTACCTAACCCTTCTATAAACTACGAAATAGTCTGCTCCATATGTAGGACAGATCATTACAGACTCTGGCAAACCATCAGATGATCTATCATTAGAAGATCCACAGATAAATATATCACCTGATCTTTCAGGAAAGCGAGTACTTAATACTTTCCTTAGCCTAGTATTTTCTTCTAACAATTCTTCTTTAGTTTTATCTGACATTATAGATACACCTGTCACAACAAACCACGTTCCGTACTACGCTTTGTGGCTTCGTACGTACCGAAGTTACGGTAGTACCAT